AGACATAGACATATTGTTTTTATCAGCGTCACGAACAAGGTTCTGCATGTCCTGCTTTGCCAAGCTCTCGATCTCAACAACAGCAATCCGATTAGCAGCATCAGATGCAGCACGTTCTGCTATTGTAGTAGGCCCACCGGCCTCACGTAGCGCCTCCAGAGTAGGCAAGGCACCCTCTTCGCGCACACGCTCTTGTCCACGCAGTTCCGCTGCTTGAGCGGCCTGTTTGAAGGCAAAGTCTGACATACGATCTACTTGCTGAGAAATAGTCTGGCCGAGCCTTGCCTGTTCACGCGTAGCCGCAAAGTCCATCTGTTGTGGCTGTCTGGTTTGTAAACCAATGCGCTGATATCTGGGAAGGATAGCCATGTCTTAACCTATGCTATTGCCGTTGGTTGTAATTGTCCGTATCTGTATGCGCCCTGTCCGAGTGTACCGGCAGCGCCAACGAAAGAGCTTAACTGTGCAGCTTGACCCGCTTGCTTGTAAATACCAGCCTGTGTGCTTGCTTGGCCGAGAGCCATAACCGCATTGTCAGCAGCAACATTAAACTCTCTTACGCCCTCACCCATTGCGAAGCCTTGCAGTGTTGCAGCAGATCCAGATGTGGGATCAATGCCACCGGCAGCACCGCGAGAGATAATTGCAGCAAGCGTTTCGTTTAGATTGCGTAGAGCGTCAGCGCCTTTTTGCTTATATGCAATAGCCTCAGATCTGCCACGAAGCTCTGCTTGTCTTGCTTGCGCCTCATATTGTCTGCGCTGGGCAGCACCCGCTGCCATTTGACCAACAGCAGAAACCCCAGCCATAGCAAGCTGGAACCCACTACTGGCCGCTACTGCACCCGCTGATGCTGCTAATGGAGCTAAAACAGCCATATCAATTCCCCACACTTAAACGATATTCAAGACCCAGAACGGTCATGGCCAATGGCACAGATTGGCTTATCGTTATTTGTCCAGTGCCAGTATATCCCAGCAAGCCGTGAGCAGTCTTAGTGCCGGTAAACGGTTGCACCGCTGTATCCAGCACATCCTCACCAAAGTTCCTAAAGGAAACTTGCTTGCCGTTGATAGTCATATCTTGCGTATCATTAATGATAGCATCAACCTGAATGATCCGCTTCTTAAATCCCTGCACCGAGCCAGAAGATAGCACCGGCTCCGCTGGCATTGTCCGAGCTGTTACAGTGTAGTCTAGGCCTACCTGATAGCTAGTCGTTGCCGCTGTTGCGAAGGTAATCGTGTAAGGCGATGCTGGCACGACCTGAGTAGGCTCAATAACGCCATCACGAATGATTGATACAGTCTCACCCTCTAGCTGGTTCATGTTCACTGAGGCAGCAGCGCCGCCGCTCTTAGCGCTATCCAGCGTTAGATCTGGATTAAACTTCTCCAGCATATAATTATCAGAGCCATTGATGGTGCGCTTTACGATCACATAAACGTCAGCAATCTCCACGCCAACCGCAATAAACTCACCGTCAGTTGTAAACCGACTAGGCGCAATTACGTTCTGACCAACCAGAATAGAGTACACCGCCATAGATCCATCTGTGGCATTTACCACAAACAAACGATCTGACTCATCCGTTGACGCCGCTCGACGCGCAGCCATATCAACAGGATCTTTTAGCAAGTGAGAGCTGAGAGCAGAGATATTTTGGATCTGGTACGATGCAGTCGTATCGCCAAACTGGAACGCATTGATAGATTTACCCTGACGCTGAATAAACACAGACGCACCGTTAAGATCTTCAATCGGAATGCCAGCCTTTGCACCCAGCCGCGTTTGTGGCCGAACAAAAAACGATGCCGGTGTAATAGGATTATCACCAGTCTGGAGAACAACAAACTCACCGCCGGTTGTAAAGATGCGGAAGTCATTGCCTGAGAAGAGATTAACAATCGTGTTAAGCTGATTGGTGTTGATCGTTGCCTCTACCGCCTCATCATCGAGGCCAGTGCCAGGATTAAAATCAAAGTAGTTAATAACGCCAGAACCCCATACGGTATTGGGCCGCGACTTAGATCCACCGAAATATAACCGACCCTCATGGAATGCGGCAGACTTTGGCCACCCGCGAGTGTTTGACCATACATCCTCATAGCCATGCTCGCTTTCCCAATTACCGGCAGTGATTGCGCTGGTATCAAAGAAATTGACCTCAACAACGGCTTTCATTTCTGTGGCAGAAACAAACTCTACATATCGAGCGCGACCAAAGGTGCTGAGAACCTGAGCATACTCACCAACGGCAGCAGGAGCAAATGCCTCTACCTTATAGCCCGTTGTCGCATCTGGAGCCGTATCCCACGCGGGATAAACCGTAAGAACCTTTGTGGAAGCAACATAGTCTTCAACATGGCGCGTTTGGCCAGAGCCAGTGCCAGATGTTAAGGTTATGAACATTCCATTAGGCTCATCATCAACAGTATATGATGTTGCTGCTTTGAGCGTAATTGTATCTGCGCCTCCCGCCTGTGCTGTGCCAGTGTCAGTCGTTACAGCAGATGCAGTGATCGTAATATTGCCTGTCGATGCGCTGGGCGTAATCGTAAAGTTTGGCTGGTGAGTATCAAACGCATAAGGATATTGCGGCAGATTGATTAACGGCAAGTTCTCCAGTGTCCAAGACGTATCGCTGTTTCTCACCAGGCGCTTGGTTTGTAGATCTTCATGACAAAGAATGAGCGTATCAACTGCTTGCGTGTAATTGATTTCATCGAGCATGGCAGTCGTTATATCTGTGGCCGTGATGTAATCATTGCCAGAGCCGTTTATGTTTGTTTGCAGCGTACCATCTTTAAATACATAGATACGCTGATTAACGAACACCAACAGATAGCTGTCCGTTACGCTAAACTCAAAGGGAATAACCTTGAAGTCTGTAAAGGTAGAGCCAAAGTCATAAATGAACTCAAGACCATCACGGCGTTTAAATCCACCCTGGGGCTGAATGATAACATTCGTCGCTTCTTCCAAAGCGTTCTGATATTGCTGTAGATCAGTACGAGCGCGAATAAGCGGATCAAGCTCGCCAACCGAGAAATTGGTTTGGAACTGGATGATCCGCATTTTAGTATCTCACATCAATAAGTGAATAATCCTCGATGACTTGCGGCGGCTTGCCACGACTATCAACATTCATTGCTTCGCGCATCAGACCGCCACGGCCACTATCAGCCGGTGAACCATATGTTAGAGCGCGGAAATAATCTGCCTTGGATATTTGATCGGTAATTACAAAGGCAAGCTCAGAGGCTAGTGCAGTACGAAGCAAGCGCACAAAGTAGTTTGGCATTTTGCTTTCTGCTACCGAGCCTTGGTAATCAATAAATACTTGCTCAAAGTTAGTATAGATCTGATCGCCATAGATCTCCCACCCATACCGGATTGGAAGCTGGCCAAGACCTGAGCTTCGGAATAACGCTATAACGCCTGAGAGCATATCGCCAGGAAGCTGATAAGCATACTTCCACTCATCCACCGGCGTAGTAGATAAGCGGCCAAGCTGCTCTTTCTTTACGCTCCAGCTCCAAAGATAGTTTGATAAGAGTGCATCTCGTACATCTGGATATAATCTGTCGCAAGCCTGTGCTGCATCAGTACCCTCTGTAAACGACGAAATGGGCGCTGCGCCCAACAGGATAAGAGCATCCGAGCATATTGAAAGTGAGGTATCACCAGCGGCCATGTTGCCCTCCTGTTAGTGAGGAAGGGGCGGCGAACCGCCCCAACCTTATTAGGTAGTCAAATCAGTGACGGTTATAACGCCACTGGTATTGATTAATTTACACAGCGCTTGGCTATCACTAGCAACGACCCAAAGGGCGTCACCAGTTGTGATAAGTCCTTCAACCGTGTTGAAATAACCTGAGCCTTTAACAGTTGCCAAATTATCAGCAGATGAGCTGTAAGTGTACATCGCTGGAGCGTTTCCACTCTTGGATGCAGCAACGGTTGACCAGTTTGCAGATGCGAATGCCATTGTCTACTCTCCTTATGCTTCAGTACAAGCGATTTTGACAATGCCTTCGCCGTCGATTGCAACAGAACCGGCAGAGAACATCGAGCTAACCAAGAACGATGTCTTTTCTGGGACATAGTTTACTTCGGTTTTCTGCGACATTGACTCAGCGTAGCCCATTGAATCTTTGTGCCAGGCAAAACAGGTACGAGTTGAAGGCTTAGGAATACCACCTTCGTCACGATCGCCCATTGTCAAAATGTTAAAGCCCATGAACGTGTTGATCTCACCTTGCACAAGAGCCTTTACCGCAGCAAAGTCTTGGCTTGTGATCTCTTGTTCACCGAGCAATGAATCGAGCTGTGTTGCGTGCATCAACAAGTAACGACCTTCAGATGGTACGTTCTTCTCGTTAAGAGCTTTTGCTGTTGCGCGTAGCTTCTCGATGTTCATGTCAGTGTTACCACCTGGGCCAACTGTTGTAGCAACAGAAGATGTGCCGGTAGCAGCATTCAAAGCATCAATCATAATCTGGTCCATGCGACGAGCGATAGACTTAGATACGACTTGAACCAGCTCAGAGCGCTCATCGAAGTTAATGTGCGATTGCTGGAAGATGTCTGAATATTCTGCCGCGATGTAATCTTCCATCGTTGCAGTTACCTGACCATAGGTCACGTTCAGTGGTGTGACATCAGTTTGTGGAACGCGAAGTGTAGCAACACCTTTCCCGATTGTGGGGAACTTTACAGTATTACCAGCTACTCCGCTGCGTGTCCGCATCGTGCCGCGAAGCAGCGATTCGGCTTGATACGCTTGTTTGACCTCAGAGTCGAAAAGATCAACAAACGCCGTAGTGACGTTCTGCGCCATTGCAGATACCTCCTAATAGGTTTCAACAAAACGCTTCCGTTATCCGAGGTTCGGGCGGTCGCTTGCGCGTTATGGCCGCGCCAGCCAGTAGAATACTACATTCAACGGGCCGGTGCGCGGTTAGCCGTTAAGGGCAAAATACACGCAAGCGATACTTATTGCAAGAGTTTAGGCTCTTTGCTGTGATTGGAACCATTGACGTTCGATTTTTGTACGCCAACCCGCATCTGTTTTCCAGCGAGGATCTGCGATTGCCGACTCAAGATCTTCCCTAGTAAACTCTTGTTGTTCGACTACTGGCTTGATCGGAATATTTTCATTCGTAATGGCCTGGTGATACTTTAAGAACGCATTGATTGAGTCAGCATTATTCAGAGAGTACGCTATCGCTTCACGCTCAGAGTTGTTGAGAGGCGCTTTCATCAAGATGCGTTCAGTCATTTGGATCTTCTCAGAGGCGTTAGAGCCTAGCTTCTCCATCTCAGCGCGTTGATCGTATTGGATGCTCTCTTGCTCATCCTTCGCCATAGATAAGACGCGACCGGCAAGATCCTCGAAGGCATCCTGGCTAATCCCGTTTTCTTTAGCCCAGTCCTGATATACGGCGACAGTCGGATCGTCAGCGTCCAAACCCTGATCCGCAAGTGAAGATATATCATACTGCTCCGGTGCTTTATGTTTGCCCGACTTA